TTCACTATACTACAGTCCTACCTTTGGATGTTATACGTACGATTGAGGATACTAGAACCCTCACTGGTCGTCTTCTTAAGTGAGATATTGGTGTCAACCTTCCCACCAAGTTTTCTATTATGACCCGCAAGGTTCGGAATCACATACTGACTCTTATCATCCGGAGGAACCCCCTTCGGAGTCGGCGGGATATCACCACCTCTTAACAGATTCACAGGGGTTGAAAATTGAGAAAACCCACTTCCATTACTCCCGTACGTCTCGCCTGTCCGGCGAAGATGTCCAACAACGCTATGAAGAGAAGAACGTGGTATCAACTGGATTCCTCCAGGACCACCAATCCCATCCATAAATCCGGGTCCACCCATACCCGTAGGTGACAATGGACCAGCTGGCGCTCCCGGCTGCATACCTCCGGCTACCATACCAGAAGGAATTCCGGGTTGCATAGGAGGAAGAAGCGGGCTACCGGCCTGCGCTGCGGGCATTCCGGTCTGATCGGCAGGAATTGGTTGTCCATCTGGGCCGACGACCTGACCCTCGCCCTCATCTGGTTTCGAGATCGTATCAAGACTCCATCCCCAATTCGTAATAACCTTTGCGGTTAACTTTTGTGGATCAACGAACGGAAGGTTGATAAGCAGTTGATAGAGATCCATGTCCTGTTTCTTTCTCACTTCATCCTGACCGGCGATTGACGGAAGGACGGTCGCCCTATAATCATAATTACCCTTAAGGTCATCCTTTTCAATCAATGGAAACTCCTGTTGACCACTTTGACCGATGATCCGGATGGTCATCTTATCAGTAAACAGTTGACGTGCCATATCCATCCAATACCGAAGCACATCGGCATACGCATCACCGAGGTGGTTCACAAATAGACGCACCCGCTCGAGAGTAGATTCTCGAAGATGACGAACCTCTGTGGCGCTATTCGAACCGCCACCGACACCCATAGAGAAATCGTCGACGCCAGATGCATACTGCATGTCATTCTTCAAAAGCTCCTCTTCCTTGTAGGCCGACATCTTAATGTCGCTAAACTGAATCTCCCTAACACCGTTCGGGTCAATAGAATAAATGATACCGAACGGACGAGTCACCAATTCATCCTTGTTGATATTCGCCAGTGGGTTTACCACCCACATTTTGTGGATAGAAAGGGTCGCTGCGTCCAGGCGCTGATTCTTCACCAAATTAAGCATGATCTGCGGACTCTCAAGAATGAGCGGGAGACCATACCCCTCAAATTCACCAGGGATTTTTAGATAGGTCGCCTCAATGAACGGCGCCTCCTTGAAATCCATCGGAATCGGCATGGCTCCATTCTTGAAAATAGGAACATAGCTGCCACCGACAATCACCGCATAAGAATCATCATACGGCCTCCACCATTCATAGACCTCGTACATCTTCAGGGTATTGTCCTGCGTACTGTAATACTTATCGGTCCCGTAGATAGTTCCCGATGCGGAAATCAACTGGGACGCAGAATCTTTCGTCGTATATAAATTGGTCGTCCGAACTTGCTGTCGGATTGCTGCGTAATCGACAAGATCACCACCGGGAGAATTCAACGCAAGCTGAAGCCTCTCCTTGTCTGCCATCGGGTAACGCCGGATAATCTCTGGTCCGGTCAAGACAATGCGCTTAAACCAAAACTGTTTGGATTTACGGGCAGTATTATGCCAGTCATACCACAGGGTGTAGTTATCAACCCACTCACACATCGGCCCATCAAAATAAGTCTTCTCTTCATCCTTCCACTCATACTTCTTGCTAGCAACATCCTTTGTCCTCAAGTATTTCATTGTTCGAACATCCTTCTTCCAGCTCACCTGAAGGAATCCAGTTCCATAGATAAGCGTTGCTCTAACGAAATCTTCCGTTGTAGCGTCCATCCCAGCAACCTCCCAGAAATAATCCATTAATTCCTGCTGCTTCTCAGCCTTCACTTGATCATCTTCATTGCGCCCAAGCACCATGAATTCTGGCCTGGCATCAATAATACGTGGAACCATCGTTTCCACGGCAGCCTGGACGTACGGAATTTGAACATTCGACTGCCACCTCTTAATCTCTCTCTGACGATCTCCACCATAAGCAATATAAAGCTTGTACGACCTATCCAAACGTGGTTTTATTACCGTCAAGAAGTAATTCCTTGCATCATCACGCTGCAAACGGAAAAGACGCTGGAGTTCAATCTCTTTCGGTCCGTAATTAGAGGACGAATAAATATAACCAGGGCGCTGAGGCATATGGTCCAATAATAATACAGTACCAACTACTTTTTAGTAGGAAGTTGACCTCGGAAGCTCACTTTCGTAGTCAATCTGATCCAATTTCCCACTGTACATGATCTTGAAACCCTGAAAACCGATTGCGGAAGCAAAAATACAGTCGTCATGGAACGAACTTTGGGCCACCATGTCACCGTCATCGTTAAAAACGAAGGTCAGCATCTCATCAATGGTCTTCTCGGAATGAATTTTGAGGCTCCCTTCACCCAAAGCCTCTCTCAAGTCATCAATCATAAGTGGTCTGGTCACTTTCGTCGTCTTCCATCCCATCCGATCGCTGAATTGGGTCCCCATAGTATCCATTTTTATCGTCGGACGAAAATAAATTTGTGGATACTGGTCATTCTTAAGCGCTGTAACGGTCGTAAGTCCATGGTTGTTGACCTCGACAACTACCAAGGCAGTATTATAGGTCCTTCCCCACTTGCCAAGGAAGGCACCGAAGCGCTCCGGAGCCATGTATCCCCTCCAAAATGCAACCTCTTCACCTGAAGACCTGTCAAAAATAGTCATGACCGAATAATCGCCGCCCGTAACTCCCTCTGCGACATCAGCACCAACCACATAGGTTCTATCAGACTGCGGCGGGAAGTATACCGTTACCTCGTCGTCGGTCTTTATCACAATGTTTTCAACTTCGAGTTCATTCTTTGTGTCTTTCACTTTGTCTCCAATCTTATAAATGCCCTTCCGAAGCCTTTTTATAAGATCGGGAGAAAACACTGGACGTCCAGACGACAAAAATTCAAGTTCATACTCCTGCGCAAACCGCATCGGATTATTGATACGCCGCTTGATGGCCTCAATTTCTTCTTCCGAATAATGCCACCACCATCCATACTTCTTCTTACAATAATCATTATCGGCCATCCACATCCGATGATACAAATTTCCGATGGCATTCGGCGTCGATTCAATGATAATCCTCCCGTTTTTCGGAACGGCATTCTCAATGGCAAGCATTTTTTCTTCTGCCTTATCCCAAAACGCTAGTTCGGTACACAAAACATTATGCAAGGTATACCCACGACCAACGTTTTCGCTCGATGGAAGCACGATAATCTTCGAATCAATCGCCGGAAACGAAATCTCGTACTTAGAGTTATACTGAATCTGGGGCTTCAAAGAATCAGGAGTCGTTTTGTAAAACGTCTTGACCTTATCAAGGAGCTCAGCGGTCAAATCAGAGTTATACCCAATGAGTGCCGTATTAGTCCCTGGCGTTGTAATGGTCTTATGATAAAGATATCCGGTAATCGCCGTTGAATTATGGGAAACAAAACCATTGGCAATATAGGTCTTTTCAGAAGTTTGAAGGTCAACCATCTCACGTTCTCCAGCGGCCTCGATGGAAACAACTTTACTCCAGGAAACACCGCCAGCGGGGCAGGATCTACCACTCCACCAATCACGACTGACAAAACGAGACGGTCGCATCTGACCAAGAATACAAAAGACTTGATTACTACGACCAATGACAATCTTACATACCGGTTGACCTCCAAATTTGCTGCTGGCTCCAGGAAGACGTCTATCCCACTCCTCACGATAAACTATACCCATAGATTGTACATACTGACGTAGGCGATCCAAAACCGGACCCTCAACCTGACTTATAGTTATCGTAGCTCCAGTACGAGACCTTTTGCTCAATGAACCTTCGCCATCTAGCATGCCCGCAAACCATCCATCCTCAAACGAAGGATCCTCCCAGACACCCGTTATAAAACGTATCTCATCCCCTAACTTTGTATCTTGCACCGTACGCCAGACAGTATGTTTTGCGCCCCTCACCTTCTGCAAAAATCTATGACCAGCCGTGGCTATCAATTCTACGCCATTGTCTAACTTTATCTTGTATGAATCGGCACGAACATAACACTTTTGTTCCACTACGGCATGTATCATCTTCCTCCCGGTTCCAATACCACCAGAAGGAAATTCTTCAACAGAAACTATCCCCTGTCCTGGCTTTATATCTTCGAGCGTAATCCACCTCAAATTATCAGACAACACTTTCGTGCTCTTGTCAAGGCAGAACCCGATTTGCCTTGCCTTGAGTATAATGACCCGTGGGTTCATCCTGATAGCATTAAACAAATCCAACTGAGCCGGATTCAGGATGAAAGGGATAAGCCCCGGAACCTTGCCTTTTATCTTCGTGAAGTTCTCAAGATAAAACTTCGGATCCAGCAGCTTATCAATCGGCAGTTCGTTTCGTGCTTTCATACACCGATGAAGTCATCTCACTCTCTTCCTCCTGGGACTTTCTTGCAGACTCAGGGATGTCCGGTTGTTTCACCTCGTACTGCGCCGAGGCGGCAAGCTGGGGAACAGCAGGTTCTTTCTTTCCTTCCTCGATTCTCTTCAGCAACGTCTCTTCCCATGTACCACTTGAAGAAGAAGAATCATTATCATACTTATCCATACCAACCGATTTCAGAAGAGCCATAAATGCTTTCAATTTGACGTCGTCCTTATCAGCGCTCAATGCCAGGCTTTTTATCCCCCCAGCAATAAAATCGAAAGAAATCCCAAGGTTCGCCAGTGTCTGATGATACTCCCTGCGCATGACTAGCTTGTCGAGAGTCTGATAGACCTGGGCAACCGTCTTCACGCCTATCATCTCCCGTAACTTCTTCGGATCCTGGGTAACCTGCAAGGCTTTCAGAAGCAACATCTGCTGGGCCGTATTCTGGTGCCCACCTTTGAAAGAATTCGAAGCATAGACGATAGGACGCAATTTGACCTTCTTCTCTCCCATATTATTTCAACCTTTTTATATACGGAACAAAATCTGATCGGGCAATGCAATAAATATCATCATTCACATCATGATTATAACAAAGGGCTTGATTCGCAGCCCAATTACGGAACTCCCGTATATTCATCCCCTTTTCGTCTGCTTCTTTCAACATCTCAAGCCGTTCATGGTGCTGAGAAACAAACATCATAAAATCTAATGTAACATTCTTGTATGGATACTTAAAATACTCAGGCTCCTGGAAAGGATCATGATTAATAAAATCAGGAAAAAAATCATTGAAATAGGTTGAAATCGTCGTAAAAGCGAAACCACTCGTCAGTGGCTTCTGACTGATACCGACAATCCCGGTAACAAAATAATTAAACAGCCAGTCTGAACCATATCCATTCTTAGAACGGTTCAACCTAGGAACACCATCGTACAGAAAGTGCTGTTCCAACCAAACCTCACGTACACAAATATCAAAAACTGAAAGATAAGACTGCCGGAAGAGTTCCCGAAAACGGAGCGCAAGATTATCGAGTGTTCCCAACGACGACCCCATCTTAACTACCATGTTCTGACTAGGATCTCTAGAAAGATTGGCATTAACCTTTTGATATTGTTTCATTTTGGTTTTGGATATTCATATTATTTTGTAAAGGTATACCAAGGTTGATGCTCTCCGTAGGATCTTTCGGTGTCCCATATCCATCCGAACCATCTCCAAGAAGGACGCCCATCGCATTCTCAAACATGGTCGCCAGCTCGGGGCTTCTACTCTTAATCTTCCCAATGAAATCTGCAACAGATTGTTGATCGGTTAGATCAACACCAGAAAGCTGAAGCTTTTGGAAAACCTGTTTCAGAAGATCCCGACGAATCTTCTCAATACTATTCTTTGAAGCAAATTGGATAGCATTAAACGATCCAAGTTTCGTCTGAATCTGATTAATCATATCTAACAATTCCTGACGCTGTTCTTCCGAAACCGGCTGGGATCCGGCATTTACGGTTGCGGGCTGCACCGACCCCATCAAGGGAGATGCTGACACCGGAACCACAGAAGAAGACGCATCGGCTGAAACAGTGCCTGGTTGGATTTGGTTTGGATCCATATGTTTATTATTTTAATAATAGCACAATCCTACAATTGATTAGCATTGAACGAAGTATTCACTGGGGCCTGAACTGGGATACCGGTCGTCTGAAGAACCGTCCGAATCGTACGTGAGGCAGGAGACTCTTTCCCGGAAATACCCAACTGATTCTCGCCAACCTTGGCCCGTGCTAACTGACGCCACCGATAACTCGGAATATAGTCGGCTATCGCATCTGGTGTCATAAGTCCAGCATAAGAGTAAATATTCGGCATGAATGCCTCACCAAGGGTACGGGTTCCATAAAGAGCTTTCTCAGCGGCCGTCGCATCAATTGGATATAATGGTTGACCAAACTGACCCTGAGGACGAATCGCCTCACCAAGAATCAAAGGTTGAATCAAGTAATCAAACATCGTCGTCCCGACCGGATCCTTCATGATTGGAGATTTCTGCCAAAGTTCAACCAATTTCTCCCGTGGAGTATCTCCGTAGCTTGTTTGGGTCGGAGCAAACATGTTCAAAGAATAATACGGAATCATGTTTGCAAGGTTTATATATACAGGATTTTTATCAAAGAAATTCAAGAATCCAGGAAGACGATACATCCCCGGCCTATTAAGATACGAATAAAACTTCTGACTGAGAGCTTTCTTCTCAAGGGGCGTCTTCGTCCCACTGAATTCATTCAAAGCAAACGTAACCTTATTGAACGCCTCAGGATTATATGCCAACGTCTGACCAGTTTTTATCGCCATTCCGTACATGAACGATATGAACGGAGAACCGAGAATCGGAAGATTTCTCAAGACACGGACGGCGGCCGGCATGGCACTATAGTTTAAGTAGGCTACATTTGCCAATTCAAGGGCAGTTCGGGGAGCAATCCGATACCGATAGATATTCCCTTTGGAAACATACCTCGTCAGTTCCTCAGGATTGATATCCACAAAATTCCTCAGAAGCCTGAGTTGATCTATCGTATATCCATCGACTACTCCACGGAGAAACGTCGTCAACTTGAATGTCTGGTCAATCTTTTCATATCCCGACGGAAGCTTGTTAAACGTCGCATCAAGAAGCTTCCATGCCAGATTGGACGGATTAGCTTTTGCCTTATCCTCAATAAGCTTGAACATCTGAGCCGATGCTTTCGAATTAAACGCTTCATTGGAAAGCATCCCCGTCCCCCTTTCAAACTGGCCGACGGTCTCTCCAGATTTCTCGAACGCCTCCCTCACCAATGAGGTCCCAGACTTAAATTCCGTACTGGACTCCATCGACTTTTTAAGTACAGCAAGTTCATTCATGGCCTCATTCAGTGGGTTGATAATATCATCCACTTTGACGACAGAAGAAACAACTCCACTATCACGAGCGGCCATAAGAATTTTCTCTGCATTGGCCCTCGCATCCAAAAAATTCAAACCACCAAACGTATCCCTGGCAGCCGTCCTATACTCCCGTAGAAAATTACGAATACTTTCTGTGTCTCCGCCAGCCTGAGAAATAAGCCGTTCAATCTTCAATGCGGCACCGGGCTTGTTTGAAAAAAGATCAAAGACTTGACCAAGTCTACCGAGAAAATCGGTATTCAAATCTCCCATCATGTGGGTCATCAAACCATTTCCGACAGTAGCGTTCATCCACGAAGAAGGAGAAGCACCGACTTTACCCATACGAAAAACACCCAAAAGTTGGTCGTATTTATCCATGACCGTCTTTCCTACCTCCATGACCTTCCCGCCATTTCCACCAACACTGATCTTAAAATTACGGACTCCACGTATCATGTTATCAAACCACTTCACCCCGGTATCATCCATCGCACCAGATTTTGCTATCCTCGAAAGGTCGTCAAGGGTAATAGTCTCGCCGCCAGATGCTTCATTGGCAAGACGGAGAGCATTCTCAACTGGATCGGCAGAAATATACGCCTCGGGGTTCTTCAATATGGAAAAAGCATCGTCTGCCTGATTCACTAGTTTCGGGACGATATCGGAAACCTTCTTATCAAGACCGATTCCAGCCAATGTAGCCATCTTTCTATCAATATCCTGACTATTGATTGCAGCCGTCGCTATCTCTGGATCAATACTATAGGGAACCTTCCCCAGGCTAACCGGAAGAGACTTCATCTTCGACCCCATCTCTTCTGCAGCCTGTTTTAGGAACGGCTCCACAGATACTCCTTCTACTGCGGCCCTCGCA